TCCAAATTTAAACTTTGTACCTTTGAGTGTTGGCACTCTATTCATACTTAAATCATTTGGGTAAAATCTCTGTTGACTCTGAGGATTTGTTTTTCTACCTGTTAATTTTTGTGCTAGTGTATCTACTGAACTTGCACAATCAAATTCAATAATACTAGTACTTGTTCTGTCAGTTGTAGATAATTCGTCTACAATACTAAAATTGTTTATGCTACCAAAAAATCTACCTTCTGTTGCACCTATTTGTGTGCCTGTGCTTGCATCAAAATAAGCACGATATATTTTTATTGGACTACCTTTGAATTTGCTGTATAAAACTTCAGCAACATTGTTTGTTGGAATGCCACTTATGCTAACACTTATACTGTTTGAACTAGGACGCAATTCGCTAGTAGTTGGCGTTATAGTTAGAAACTCTCCAAGTGGTGTGTAGTCAAATCCAAGAATGTTAAACGTAGAATCATAATCACTAAATTTTAGAATCTCTGGTGCAAATGATCCTGAACTTGTAGTTCTGTATTCATTAACATCTATTCTTACAAATAGTGCGGTTCTTACGCTTGTGTATGCGTCTAGGTTAGCCATTTAAACCTCCACAAATACAAATGGTCCATCCCATCTAACCTGGTCGTAGCCAAATACTGTCCATTGTGGGAATTGTACACAAATTACTGTATAACTTTCTTCTGCAACACCTGGATCAACAAATCCATAGTACCAATCATGTACACTATAGTCAATTGTCATTGTTGCTGTTGTATATCTATCAAGTGCTTCTGCGGCTGCAATGTTACCTTTGATATCACTCCACTTAGGACCATCTGGTAATTGCACTGTAAATATTTTCTTAGGTGTACCTCTGCTGGTTGCTTTTATTGTACCATCTCTAGCTTGAGTACTACCTACTGTATCTAATCTGTTTATGCTAAATGTTGTAGCATTATCTAAAACCCATTGAAAGCTCATATCTTTTTATCTCCTTGCTGGCACAGCTCTGCCGCCTTGACTTGCAACAGCGTGAATAAATCCTGGATCTCTTGCAACCATTTGCTTAAAGCTCATTGCATCTACAGCACTAATGTTGTAGGTTACATTGCCTCCTAAGCCACCATTTAATGGTGTAATGTTTGCAGGTCCACTTATTAACTCAGGTCCACGCTCTCCTACAACACCAAATGATCCTGCAGGTATCATGCCACCGTTTGCAAAGAATCCTGCAAACATATCACTAAAGAAGTTGCTTCCGCCGCTTCCTTTACCTGTGCTACCAAATGCACCAAATGTTTGTGCTATAATCTGTTGTATTTGACTTCTTAATAATTCTTCTAGTATGCTGTTAACAAAGCCTTTAAATTCAAACTTACCTGTTTTAGCAAAGTCAACAATCATGTCTTCCATGCCTTTGGTTGTTTTTTCAAATATACGTTCTGCGGCTTTGGCAGCATTAGTTGCTTCGTCTTCATATGATTCAAATGCTTCTTTCCAACCGTATGCAAATGAACGTTGTGTATCACGTATAGTTCTAGCATTCTCAGCCAAACTATTTTCTGCTACTTCTGCCATGTCCATTAAACGTTGCATTTCTGCAAGGTATTGGTCAGTAGTAATTAAGTCATCTTCCCAAGCTTCTTTTATATTGTTAATACTTGTAATTAAAGTATCATCAACAGTGCGATTAAGTTCTGCAAGTTCACGTTCAAATGGTGTGAGATTTAAATCTTGTAATTCTCTGTTTGATTCTCTTATTAGGCCATTAAGGTCCTGTTGTAACTGTCTACGTGTATCTACAAACAGTTCCATTTTTTCTTCTTCTCTACGATTAGCTTCACGTAGTTGTAATGTTTCTCTTAGACCTGATATGCTTGTGTTGTAAAGTTCTGTAATTAGACCAATTTGACGTTCAGTTTCATCTGCTTGTACACGGCTTTCTTCTGTGTCTTTGGCTCTAAGTTCTGTAACCTTACGTTGTAAAGGATTAATTGTGTCAAAATAGCGTTGTCTGAAGCGGAATAATTCTCTTTCAACGTTGGCTTGTGACTCTGACATTTGTAGCAACTTACCTTGCTGATCTACAGTAGCCATAATATCGCTTACGCCGTCTTTATACGTAGCAAAATAATTTATAGCACTTCTAGTTGCATCGTCTTGATCATTTTTTAAATTTGTAAATGCTGTTCTAAAGTCATTTGTTGTACCATCATCTGTAGTAGGTGCGGTAAGCGGACCTTCTGGCATAGTACTAGCTAAACCTTCTAAGTCTGCTTGTAACTCTTTGATATTGTCACTAGTATCACCAGTCATAGCATTGATGCCTTCAACAATACCTGCCGCGGCAGCAACACCAGCGGCTAATTTTATTAGACCAACACCTGTAACACCTTGTAGTATAGCACCAGCTGTTGCGGCTGTTCTAAGACCTTTAGCAAACTCAAATACAGCGGCTGATATTGCAAGTACTCTAGTTGCAACACCTACAGCAAAAACACCACCAAGCATAATAGATAATATTTTTAGATTGTCAATTAAGAATGTTATTGCACCGCCAAGAGCACCGCCTACAAATTTTATAAAGTTTTCATTGCCTTCAACAAACGATGTGATACTGTTAGCTATATCTGTAAGTGCTTGTCCAAATCCTGCTTGGCCCATTGCATCTGCGGCATTCTGTAGTGCGTCTTGTAGATTACTAAATGCTTGACTAAGTGTGCCCACTCTTGCGGCACTAGCACCACCAAAAGCTTCGTCAAGTCCTTCTTCTAATGCACCAAGTATAACAGCCGCACCTTCTGCTGTTTGTCCTAATTTACTAATTTCTAATCTGTTTATGCCTAACTTGTCAGAAAGTATAGTGAATACAGGAATACCTCTATCAGCAAGTCTGTTTAGATCTTCAAGTCCTAAACCACCTGCTGTAGTACGTGCATAAAGGTCTGTAATAGCTTGTAATGCACCCACACTATCTGCTGACACACTGGCTACGTCAGCAAATCTTTGTAGTTGTTCTATAGTAGGATCTAACCCAGCCGCTTTTAGTTTTACAACACTTGCTGTAAGGTCTTCTACTGAGAATACACTTTGAGTTGCAAACACTTTAATTTGATCAAATGCTTTTGCGCCTTGTTCAACATCTTTATATAAAATGCCAAGTGTAACTCTTAAGTCTTCAAACCTTGCGGCTATCTGTGCAACTTCACTAAATGCAAATGCACCTGCAAGAACACCAGTTACCCCTCGTATGGTGCTCTTTAAATTGTTTATAGATCGCTGGGCGCCTTTAGTATCTACATCAACGGTATATCTTAAATCAGCCATGTTATTTCCTCAATATCTTAAATCTTATTAGTTTTTTGATATGCTTTTCAGTTGGCTTACTCATACCTCGTGGTGCTTGTCTACTCCAACCTTTATCTAAAGGCACAGCGTAGTTGTAATTGGCTTTTATTTTACTACCTTGCAATCTAGTTCTACGTTTAGCATTACCAGTTTTATAAGGTGTAATTTTCTTCCAATATCTATGTGCTTCCTTTGGTAGTTTACTAACTTTTGCTGTTATTCTACCAAGGCTTCTGCCCATAGTATTAGTCGTTACTCTTATTCCCACGATTCTTTGCCCTCTCTACCATATCCAACAGTTGTTCTTGACTATGCCCATGATCGCTTTTGTCTTTCCAACCGCCTTCTTGTTTTTTATTTAGATACGATTCATAACCTGCACTTAGGTTTGCACAACGCATATCTATACTGTCCCCCAACTTCATTACTTGTGACGGTAATATGCTGTACCGTTTAGCAACAAAATCAAGTACCAAATAACTAGAAATCTCAGGCGTTAGGTCTTGGAAGTTGGGGTCGCGAAGTTTCCCAACGCGGCAACCGTTTTCTCAACAGCCTTAATCATAATATCATTTGGCAAAATTTTTCCGTTGTTTAGTATTTTGTTACCTTCTTCATCAAGGATGAGGTCCTTCATTACAACAACTATGTCTTTAATATCCTGTCCGCCTTCTAAGTTTGCTAACTTCATAAAGGTTTCCATGTCTACTCTATCGTATACCCAGAATTCAATAATTTCGCCATAGGTTTTCACCATAGACTCATCATCTATTGAAATCTTTACTAATTTTGGTTCTTTTGCGAGTTCTGCTAGTTTCATCTGTTAATCTCCTTGTCTATTAATCAACTCATTTGAAAGCATAATTAGAAAGCTCAATCTTGAACGTGCTTTCTTAATGTCTGCTTGGGCGCAATTTAATTCATTGTTTGCTTTTGCTACTTCAGCAATCAAACTACGCATAATCTCTTCATCTGTCTTTTTATCTAATACTTCCATAAATCTTCCTTACAATGTATTTATACTAATAAGAAAATAGGGGGCACAAAACCCCCCATTCCCGTGACCGCCCTCACGCTCTGCGTAAGTTTTTTAAGCTACAGTATAATCGCCAGTTACAGTAATTGTAATTGGTGATACCCACACTGGTGAATCAGCAGATACACTAGGTGCTAGACCTGTAATGTAACCTTCACCACTGATAGTTTTACCAGTAGTACCGTCTGATTCATCACCTAAGTATAATTCAAAAGATACCAAGTCTTTTTGACTTGACATTCCAAATATACCTGCGGCTGATGCTGTTGTACCTGATCCTGCGCTACCAAAGAAGGTAGTTTGATCAAGCACTAAGTTCATTGAAATAGAGTTTGTAGCTGTAGTAGCAATCTGTTTCTTTGAACCTTCGTCCAACTGTGTCCATGTAAAGACATCGTTGGCTGCGTTTACAGTTATATCCTGTAAACTTGGAACACTAAGGCTATCATTGGTGCCGTCTGCTGCAATTTCTAATGAAAGTGTAGATTCAACCCCTGTGACGCCTGGTGCTGGATAGATGTAATTAGCCATGCTTTTTTCCTTATGTTATCCTTGTAAATGTATATTCCAGCTCATTAATTAACAAATCGTTAGTATATGAAGTGCTAACTGCTACAGTCCTTTGGGTTGCCCCATTAGATGTAACAGTATCTTTGATGCCCTTCATACTACTAATTGCTGTCTCATAATTAGCTGGAACGTTTTTTGCGTCAACTGTAAAGTAAACAGTAACTGACTCAGTTGTAGTTTCAATATTGAGACCATCCAGCGCAACAATCAAAGGTTCCTGCGCTGTCTGGGTATTATCAATATAAATCCTTTTTGGATTTTTAATGTACAACGGATTATCTGACTCATCAAACGGCAACTCTTCAGTTACACTGTAACTAGTTAGAGCTAGTCCTTTTAATTTGTCAATAACTTGTTGTCTCATTATCTAATCCTTTTTAGATTAAAAGTACCTACTTCTTTTTCGTTTGAATCAACAGTACCATCTCCGTCAAAGTCATACCAATCACCTGCTGTAACAAGTTCACCAAATAACGATTCAGACTTATTATTGTAATATCCAATCTTCTGTCTTTCTGCGTTATCTTCACTTCCAAAGTCTGCTACTTTTGGTAGCACATACTCTGCTAGTGCAATGTAGACGCAAAGATCTGTAAAATCATTTTGTCTATCTTTGATCTTGTTAATGTCTAGTGATGGAATGTCTGCGACACTATTGATGCTTCCGCTATTACGACTTAGGTAATAACTTCTCCACCAATCACTGGCACGTAACTTTGTAAGAATACGTTCTGTTGCACGAATTAGTAGGTCTTCTACATTATCGTCAGTTAAGCCTTCATTATTTTCAAATAAACGCTGATCTCTACCGTATACGTCATCGTATTCAGCAAAGCTAATTGTCGTTCCATCTTCTATAATAAAAGCCATCTACTGTATCTCCTTAAGCTACGTTAATTAATTGAACACCACGGTTAGCGTCAACGACACCAACACCTGCGTGTAGACTTGCAACTACGTCGTTACCAACGGCTGCCGCTCTACGCTGTACTTCAATATCAACGTTTTTCTGCATTGCGATTCTTGCAGAATCCGCACCAAAGATAAAGCCACTGTGTGCGGCTGGAACAAGTGCGCTTTGGAACATTTGTACACCAGCAAAAGTGCCTACATAACCGTTGCGTAATGCTTCAGTTTGGAAGTCACCACCAGCAAAGTTTCCGTCGCTGTATAATGCTTTCATCAAGTTAGATGCTTCTGTTGTTGAAAGGATACCAAATAATTGGCCCATTTCGCCGTTTCCACGGATTTGTGCAACAGCATCAAAAATTGCATCAGCGTCCATTGGGACAGCATCAGTTGTTGATTCTGTTAAGTTAGTTGCCAAAGCTGTTAACACTGCTGTGTCAAATGCTTTTGCAACAGCGTTACCTAGTACACGACCCAATTCGTTTGGATCAATGCCACCCAAGTCACGTACAACAGAACGAGCTGCATGTAAGTTTACTGGGATAGTTGCTGTTGTATCACCAATTACTTCAGCGGCTAAATCGCCTGCTGTTTCAGATGTGATAGATGTAGCAGATACTTCTGAAAGTACTGGTACTTGTGCTGATTGTGATCCCGCTGGTACATTTACTGTTGGAATCAAAGATCCGCCTAGGAACAAAGATTGCTCTTGTGCGGTGTAGATTGTGGCTGCTTTCGTAGGTACAACAAGACCTTCTAAGCTAAAGCCTGAAAGATATTCATTAGCCATGTTTTTTTCTCCTAAAAGTTGGCGTTATTATTAATAAGGAAGCGTGCCTTTGGCTTTTGCTTCTTTATATAGTTTACGATGTTCTGGATTAGTTAAATCCAAATCATTTAGATCAAACTTTGACGGTGTTCCACTAGAAACATTTGTCTTTGAGTTGGTAGTGCTTGCACCAGCAACTTTGAAGTGCGGATTTGTGTCAAGGAATTCTTTAACTAGATCGTCAACTTTTAGCAAGCTGCCTGAATCATCATAGCGAACGTTTCCACTGTCATCTAAAACTTCTACTTCATCACCTGTTTCATTTAACCTTACACTCTGTGACAGTAACTGTCTTACTTGTGCAGGATTAATACTTTTATGTTTTGCCGCCGCATCAAGCAATGGGCTATTAACCTTGTATTCCTTGATTAAGCTATCACGTTTTTGGATTTCTGCATCCTTTTTAGCCGCTAATTCTTGCAGGGTCTTTTCAAACTCACCACGCTTGAGTGCTTCCTCTTGATTACGCTTTTCTTCTGCTTCACGCAGATTACGTAGTTCAGTTGGGTCACCCAAATCTTCATATGGTTTAAGAAGTTTACGTTCTAATGATCCGCGCATGCGAGCCATCATATTGTCTACTTCTTCCTGTGAATAAGATTTAGTTGCTTTAGCCTGATTTTCAATTTGGTCGTTTTGGGCATCAGTAGCCGCATCGTTTACCAATGTTTCGTTATTATGGTCCATTGTTAACCTCGCCTCCTTATAGAGTTATGTTTATGTTATTATTTATCTAATTTAAATATTATTCGTTATTTTTGGTTATTTTTGAACGAATACTATTTAATTTAGCACGATCCTGTTGTATGAAGACAGGAACTGGCGTGCTGTTAAAACCAAAATCAGGATGACTCCAGAGCCATTCATCATTTGGCCTTAACTCATTAAATCTGTTTGACATCTTTTTAAGTTGCCTAGGGTTGTGTCTTGGTGCTATGTACAGCCTAACTTCCAAATCGTCTAATTCATAGATTTGGCTATGCCAAGTTTGGATATCTATTGCGCCGTTGCGCCATGCTGTCTTGCTCCAAGGGCAAACATTTTGAATACTGTCAAAATAGTTACACCAATTAACCGCGGCGTCCCCCACGAGATCCTTTTTTCTTTTTCTTCTTCTTGTCTTTTTTCATAGCCATGTTATTTGCTCCTCTTGGTTATGCTCATTCTTGTACGCTTGCCTCTTTTTTTAAGTTGCCCTTGTACAATTCTCATTCCGCTATTGAAACTACTACTAGATCTTGTTAACGACCTACCACCATTTCTAGCGTAACGTGCGCCTGCTCTGTGTCCTGCACAATTAGTTTTACAACGTGAACCGCGGTACTTAGCCACTGTTACTTCTCCTTGTCGTTGTGTAGCTCAAATAACACCCTTACTTTGTCTTTGAGCACTTCTATATCTGCATAACTTTTAGCTAACCAAAATATTAATGCTGTAAAGCCAACAGCTATAGGCCACAAACTACTAATGACGTCTAGCCACTCCAAGTTATTCTCCTGGATGCACATAACCTTGTGCGCTAAGAGCAAGGTGCTCTTCTTCTGTTTGTGCTACACGTGATTCGCCTGTTTGAGGATCAACCATTACATGCGGTACAAAGTCATTCAGGTCAAGATCTTCAACTTGCATCCATTGTAGTATACGATTGTCTATTTCTTTTAGTACACGAGAGTCAGTTGCTGTTTCTCTTGCTGTACGCAACTGTTGTATTTCACTACCTGTGTCTCTAATGTTGAAACTGTCTGCATAATCAACTGTACCATTCCATTCTGCATTTTGGTAGTATGCATAGAACTTCCAAATTTGTTCTTCTGCCAATTCCATTTGATCTGCTTTTTCACTTAGTTTAGCGTTCAACAGTTGGAATTCCGTTTCCATTGCTACTCCACTCATTGTACGACTTTCAGTTGCTCTTACAGCACCTGTGTTGGCCATTTTGTCAATAGCTTCAATAGTATGGTCTATACTTTTGTAGATTGATTCTATACTTGCACCTGAAAACTCTAGTGCATATGGTTTTAATCCAGGATCTAAGTTGTCTGGCATGTGTATAAGTGCGCCAGCACCTGTTCCTACGTTTGTTTCTGGTGTTGCTACTAGACTTGGGTGTGTGTCTAGTTTGATTGATTCTACAGCTTCTGATGTAGCATTATAAATTAATTTTTGTGCGTCTGCAATATCAGCAATGTCTGAAATACCTAAGCCTCTTACAGTGCTTCTTGCATTGTATGCACATATAGCAGGTATCCATCCTAGTTCATTAATTTCTTCATAACTTTCTAATATAATTTCTTCATCTGTATCTACAGTAAAAGTTCTAATTAGTTCAGGGGTCCATTCTTTTATTGTACGGACATTACCATTAACATCTTCTACGTATTTGAAGTAATCTAATTTATACTTGCCATTTGGTGATCTATACCAATTCCAATCTGTAACTACAAGTGGTGTTAACAATGTAAGATATGGACGCACTTCTGCATCCAATTCATCTGCTAAACTAATTGCGCCTACGTCTGGCTTTACACACATAACCCAAGCATGTCCAAATACTGAACTCCATATGCTTGCTTCTTTCATAAACTGTGTAAGTGAACGTCCATCGTGGTCTGCATCTTTTAGAAAGTCTTCAATGCCTGGTGCGTTTTCTAATGAACCTAATTCTCTTGCAGGCTCTTCTCTAAACAAGAAACTTGTGTATACACTAATAACTGAACGACAATGATTTTCTAATGGTGTAGTTTCTAGTCTTGCAGAGTATTCCCCTGATGTTTCTAATTGGTATCTAAATAGGTGTCCTGCGTTGCGATATTCTTCGCCGCCAATGTATGATTCATACAGGTATTTCCATTGGTCTTGATATGTGTTGTATATGTCATTGCCCGCCATAACCCCAGCGGCGTCTGCGTTTATAATTTGTGATGCATCCATTGTTTGTTTCCTTTATCTAACAGTCCAACGCTGTGGTGTTTGTGGTTTAACAGATCTACGTAGCGGAAATAGGTACGCAAGACAATAACTCCAGGCATCAAACATGTGATCAAATCCTGTTTCTTTGTCTGGTATCATAGTCCCTGCTTTAAAGCTATGTTTTTCTAAACTTTCTATAGTGTATTTACACGATTTAGCAATAAAAGCATGCGAAACGGTGTCTGCACTACGTAAACGGGCGTTGGCTGCATTGATTCTATCCCTTACAGGATCATGTTTACGTGGTGCTTTTACAATAAATCCTGCATTCTGTAGTATTGTATGATCTGTTTGCCCATTTGCGCTGGTTTTGCGCTGACTACCGCTGGGATCTGGATACACAAATACTTTAGAACGTGGATATCTGTTTTTTATTTCTTCTGCCATTTCGTTTGTGTTGCTTGAATACATTAGAATTTCATCTATTGCATACATGTCGTCTTGTGATCTTACCATTATACTACACACACTTGGATTTACGTTAAAGTCCATACCAACATGTATTACGTCTGTTGGTAAGTCTGTGGTTTTAATGTTAACATCTCTGTCAAATGCCCAAGCAACTAGGTTCTCATATGACTCAAATGTAGCAAGAAACTCTTGTCTAAATTGTCTCTCACTCATGTCTTGTTTGGCAGCATCTATTTCTTCTTGTTTAACAAAGCCACCGTCTAATGTTGTATATTGGTGCGCACTCCAATCCTTGTTTTCAGGTTCTTGTGCGCTTATGTATAGGTCGTAAAATGAATTTGATTTGCCCTTGGGTGTGCCAATAAACAATGCGCCACCTTGTTGATCTGCGAGAGCAGGACGAATAATCTCTCCCCACAGTTCGTCTAGTTTACATTCTGCGGCTTCATCTATAACAACATAACTTAGACTTACACCACGCAACTTGTCTGGATCTTCTGAGCCTTTTAGGCTTATGGTTGTACCATTTTTTAACAATATTGACAGCTCTGATTCGTTTACTTTCTTGGCCCATCTAAGATCCATAAGTCTACGTTTGAGGGGCTTCCATAGTATCATTTTAGCCGCTCTATAACTAGTAGTTATGTAGAATATTTCTTGGTTTGGTATCCTGGCACGATAACATATCTCACGCATACTAAGATAGGTCTTACCAAAACGTCTTCCTGCTACAACTACTTTGAAGCGGCTGTCGTTGTTTGCTATTGTTTGTTGGGGTTGGCTAAGTTTCATCAAATGTATTTATCATAAACAAAATAGGCCATAAAAAAACCCCCAGTGCAACAAACACTGAGGGCAATTTATACGTTTATGCAAAGTAATGGTACTGTTCCATTTCTTCATCCTCAATTGAAATACTTGAGTTTGCATTAACTTTAACACCCATTTGTGTAAGTGCTTGTACTAATTGTTCTTTTGAACTAAATTCACTGTCAACAATACTATCGTTAATTTTAGTAATTGTGCTGTCATTCCATACATTAACAGTGTTTAGATATTCAGTTCCAAGTTGTGTTTTATTAATTAAGTTTGCCATTATTGTGTTTCTCCGTTTAGTGAAAGACCTGCTAGTTGATATGCAGTCACCATTTGTTGTTTTTTTGCAATTGAAAGTGACTTTGGTAAATCAGTTTCGTGAGTGTGTATTTGGATATCACTAACTGTTGCTTGTGGACAGTTTTGAGTAAACCATTCACTATTTGCAATTTGTTCAGCTGAGCGTTGATCGCTACGTACTTCAACAAAATATTTGTCTTTTATTTGAATTGTGCGTAAATTGTATGCCATTTTGTAGTTCTCCTTTGTGTTAACTATACTTTATTATACAATAGTATTTATCAAATGTCAACCTTTCTTGGTTAATTTTGGTTAACTAAAAAGTGCCAAATGTGGTGGTAAAGTCTTGATGTTTTCTTGTGGCACAAAGAATAAATCCATTTCGCCTCTGCCTTCTTTGTGATTGCGTAGGTCAATCCAACCATTCTTCTTTGAACAGCATTTGTAATTAAGTGTGTCAAACAAATTGGCAATATCAGTTCTTGAGTAATCAAACTTGCGACATTGCTTGTCAACTATTTCTAATTGTAGTATAGGTCTATTGTGTAGTATAGTTTGCAATCCGCCTTGTAGTACAAACAGTTCATAACCTTCAACATCTATTTTTACAAAGTCAACTTCATCAAAGTTATAACTGTCAAGTGTGCGTACATCAACTGTTACTGTGCGTTTGGTTGTGCCTCTTGCTCTTGGGTTTTTGTCAAAGTGTTGTATGTGATTGTGTCCACCATTGCGAGGATGTATTATAATGTCAGTTGTTCTAGGTGATTCGCCTAAGGCCTCTGTGTGTAGTATACAATTTTTTACACCATTGTCATTAATTGTTCTTGCCCATAATTGTTGTGCTAGAGGGGTTGGCTCAAAACATTCTACTGTTGCAAAACGCTTGGCATAGTGTATTGCGTTTACAGCATTGTTAGATCCTATGTCAATGCAACGTCTCCAACTAGATAATAGCGTTTGTGCAAAGTCCCAATTGGTTGATTGATATTGTCCGTGTTGAAGTCTACCTTCGTACATAGTATCGCCTTGTTCAATCCAATAGGTGTGGCTGTCTTTGCTTTTAATTGCTTCTATCTGCATACAGTTCTCCTATCATTTCACTCATTACTTTTACTTTGTTTTCAAGATGTACTATCTTAGCTCTGTCTGTTCTTAATAAGTCAACC